GTATGCCTCGGGCTATCGAATACCAACGGTGACTCTGACCGAGAAGCATTTTGTGGGACCGCTCAGCGTGCAGACGCGAACGAGCGCACGCGACCGGGTGAACTCGGTGAAAGGCGTTTACGTGAGCGAGACGAACAACTGGCAAGTGTCGGACTTCCCGACAATTTCTTCGGCGACCTACGTGACCAACGATAATAACACGCGCTATTATCGCGACGTTGTTTTGCCTTTCACGACCTCGTCATCCTGCGCGCAACGCTTGGCCGTTATCGAGCTGCGCCGCGCACGCGAGGAAATCACGTTCACTGCTCGATTCCGACTTGAGGCAATGCAAGTTCGCGCCGGCGACACGGTGATGATCACGAACGCAAAGCTCGGATGGTCGTCCAAAGTATTTGAGGTGATGGAATGGAATTTTGCAAGCGAAGGCACGCCTCCGCAGCTGTTCGTTGATATGACGCTACGAGAGACCGCTTCATCGGTTTACTCGTGGACCGTCTCGGACGAAATCGCCGTGCCGGACTCGCCAAATACGACCTTGCCGGACCCGTTCACGCTCGCGGCTCCCACTGCGCTCGTTCTTACAGCGGACGGAACAACTGAGTTTATACAGGTCGACGGAACTGTCATCCCGCGCATAAAAGTGAAATGGACACCGCCAGCCGAGGAATTTATTCAAAGCGGCGGCTCGGTAGTCATCGAATATAAGCCGAGTGCGAGCACGACATATCTCACATGGGCAAAGGTGGGCGGCGATCAAGCTGAGGATTACATAAGTTCGGACGTAGTGGTCGGAACGAATTACAACGTGCGGCTGTTTGGCGAGTCGTATTTTGGCGTGAGCACAACCTACGTCGAGGGCTCGATCACGGTTGCCGCAAGCACAACGGCAAATGCTGTTCCCACCGGATACGGCCTGACAAATGTCGGCGTGACCCCGAAACTCGTCGAGAGCACGCGCGAGTATTATTTCGGCTCTCGCGCATATTGGATTCCAAACACCGAGCGAAATTTTGACCACTACGAAATCAAGGCGACGGCAACGAACAGCAGTAGCGCGATCGATTACGCTTGGTTCGGTGAATCGGGCGTGAGCGGATTGATTTCGACCAAGGCAACAACGATGTGTCTGTATAGCGCGCTTCCAACCTTTGGGTTTACGTTCTTGCGTTCCGTGAATCGCAGCGGCGTTGCATCCGCGTGGATTTATCTTGGCCTGTGCGCTTCAAATTCGTCGTATGGTGTCGGAAGCATATCGTCGCAAGACTCGACGAACGTGACGATCGGTTCTACGACCGGAGCGGGCGGAGTAAAAACAGGCTCCACTTCGGCGTCATCCGTGCGACAAGTCGCCGCGATCTATCAGGTTTCGCACGTCGCGACCCTATCCGGAGGTTCTCCGACCGAAACATTTGCCGTCAGTCTTGCAAATCGCGGCTTCACGACGAAGCCTGACGTTGGCGTCGGAGGTTGCGTGAACGCTGATCTTCTTACGACCTACGACTATGATCACGTCTCGAACAGCTCCTCGACTGCTTACGTCCGGGCATCGACACTAGACGGAAGCAACATCGGCGCGGGCAACTATCGTTTCAATTTAGATTTCACCGAATATAATTAAAATGGCACTCAACAAAACAATTTCTCTGCCGTCGGGAATTTCCGGCAACTACATCCGGCTGACTTCGTATCGCTGGGACAGGTCAACTCTTGAGGCATCCGCGATCTTTGCGCTCTATCTCGACGCAGCACACGCGCAGGCCGGTTCTGATTACCTCGTTCCGGTCATTGCAAAGTTGAGGCTGAGCGGCGAAAAATTCAGCGAATATCTCGGGGCGGCCGCTCTCGCCGAACACGAGATTTCTTCGCAGCTTTATTCGGCCGCAAAAACCGAAACTCTCCTAGCTGGCGGCGGGCTAAGTTCCGTTTCGTTCGCCGACGCGGTTGATGTCTGAGGCGGTGATTTTGCGCTGAGTCTGTTTTTTGTTCAGACGTAAGTCTTTGATTATCAACACGCACCAATTGCGTGTAATATTTTTTGCACATTTTGCTTTCAACGGTCGGGCGGATGTGTATGGTTTTCGCATCGAAATAAAATGAACATCGAAATTCCCCAAGACCACACCGCCGAAGACCTCAAGGAGTCCGGCGTGCTCAAACCCGAGACTGTTAAAGTGCGCTTCACGCGTTCCTCCGAAGGCGTTTGGACGGTCGAGGTTAGCCTCTTAGACGCCGAGTGGACCTTCACATGCGACGTTGCCGCCGCGATTGAGCGCCAGACCGGCCTCAAGGCTCGGGAAGATTTCCGGCGGTCGATCAACGTTTACGCTCTTGGCGGCAAGAAATACAAAGCCCCGCGCGGCTTTGTGAGAGTCGATCAATTGCCGCTCGCCAAATAACTCCACCCGCCCGCTCCAAAACATGACCACCCTTACCGAAAAACAGAACCGCAAATTCTCCGCCGTGGAAGCCAAGGTCCCGGAAGGGTATGGTTATTACCTGCACAGTGAAACATCGGGCGCCGGCCGCTACAGCAACCTTGAAGTCAGCGGTTCCGTGGTGTGGGGCGTAACGGTCGAGAAAAACGGCAAAAGCGTAGGCCATGCGCAAAAGCCAGACGCCTGCGGCTGGGTTATGGCTAACACAAGCTGCACGGCTGAGGAGCGCGCCCTCGTGCGACTTCTGCTCAACCGCGCTGCTTCCGCACTTTGGCATCGTCAACCTATGTGGCAAGTCGAGTAATGAAACGCGCACTTCTCCTCCTCACGCTCGCGCCCACGGCGCACGCCGCGCCTCCCGCCTCATTCTTCCGCGCGCTCCACATCGTTGAGACCTCAGGCCGCACCGGGCCGATCCTCGGCGACGGCGGCAAGGCGCTTGGACCGCTCCAAATCCATCGAAGCTATCACGCCGACAGTCGTGTTGCCGGCGACTACCCACGCGTTTCGGATTTAGCTTATTCCAAGCGCGTCGCGACCGCCTACCTCAAACGTCACGCTCCCGAGGCATGGGCCAAGGGCGACGTCGAGACACTGGCACGCGTGCACAACGGCGGACCACGCGGACACCTGAAGCCAGCAACCAAGGGATACGGCGTTAGGGTTAAGGCGTTCACCAAATGAGCCGGAGCAGCAAACCAGAATACAAGCCGCGCATCCTTGCGGCGATTCACGCCGACGAGGGCATAAAGGGCGTGGCGTTCGAGCTAGGAATTTCGGTAGGCTACGCCTACAAGATCGCGCAAAATCTCGGCTACCTCGCGCGACTCGTGAACTCCGAAGAAATCAAACTTTTGAAAAAACACAGGAGCACGAAATGAAAACCAAAACACCCTCAGCCCGCGTGATGTGGGCGAATTACTATCCGCAAATTCGCAATCCAGCTATTTACGCATCGCGAAACAGCGCCGAAGAATGCGCGGCGGGATTTGGCAAAACCATCTGCGTCGCCGTCATCCCGCTGGACGACGTTGACGACATGGTTGTGAAGGCCACCGGCGCATATTGGTCCGGAGAGGCAACCATGTCCAGAGGCGACGCCATGAGGCGCGCGCTTTCGGCCATCGGCATCCCCTGCCGCAAGCGAAAGGCCCGCCAATGAGTGCCAATGAGCACGGAATGAGTGCGCAACAGCAACGAACCATTTTGCCGACAGCAGCAAAATGGTCGCCGGAGCAATCGCGCCTCTGGATGCACATGAGCGAAACGCATAACATGGATTTGACCTCAACCGAGGAGTTTGACATCCGCCACGCAGCCAACGCAGGAGCGGAGGAACGCATTCGCATTCTCGAACGCGAACTCACCGCCGAGCGCGAGCGGGTGCGCGTGCTGCGGGAGGCGTTGGAAGATGCTCAACAGGATTTGAGTGGGAAGGTATTTGTTAAAGCTCGCGCCGCCCTCGCCGCAACCGACGACACGCACAACCAAGGACCACGATGACCCCACCCGACCAACCCACGCCCGCCCTCGCGCCGACGCTGAGGACGCCCACCGAAGTGTTCCTCAAACGACCGGACGTTGCATGGGACGCGATGTGGATTGACCACGCCAACAGCCTTGAAAGCGAACTCGCCGCCGCCAAAGCGGAGTGCGAGAGGTTTGCGGCCCAACTGCACGCCCTCCGCCTCGTGTGTGGCACGACCGATGCCGACAGGTTTACGACGTGGTTAAACGTCGAAATTGCCAAGCGCGAGAAGGCCGAG